TTCCTTTCATGGTCGTGTAGATTGACGTAGTCCGATAAAGCTTTGTTCCCCGCACGATGTACGGGTCCGTGGCTTCTTCCTCCCCCATCCGAGCATAAACGCTGTAGGATGGGATGAGAACGTCGGTCTGGTGTGCCCTATCGTAACGATTGGGTACCCCTTTCCAACTTCGGAAATAGCCTCCTTCATAGCCGCGCTCGCCGATCCCACCCTTTCGGGTGTTCAACGAATAGGATCCGAGCAGGTGCCCGTCTCCATACCCATCTGGGCCGAACAAGCGCTTCTTCCTCACCGTACGATGCAGGCAGATCCTCGCTAAGGACCTTTCCTGTTTCCGCATGAAGAAGTTATGAGCTACATAAAGAGACCTCTCGGACACCTCTTTCTTGAGGTACCAAGGTCGTACGTCAAAACCGAAAAGCCAGTCCGCACCGCAAGACTCGCGGAAGTATCCATGGCAGAACGACTTCTTGCTGTTAAGCTCGAAGCCGCACCACTGTAGGACCTTTTCCAGGAGGCTATAGGCGCCAACGGGGACAATGATGTCATCCCCGTATACTTCCACTGGGAACCCTCTTCCGAGGGACCCACGATGGTCGAAGACAGGCATTCCCACTAAGTTGAGATAATCGCACACGGCAAGGGCCAGAGAGTAAAAGATTAAGCTCTCCAACTCAAACGTGTACGCGTTGCCCATAGAGCTGAATTTCTCCAACACTATAAGCTCTTCTCCCAACTCAACGCTTTCGCTTCGGAAGTGGTCCAATAAATCGAACCACCCAAGCGGTAACAGCGACATCACCAGGGCATAAGACACAGTATCAGACGCACTACTAAGATCGATAGTGGCATAAGAACCACTAACTGACCCTTCGCACGCCCTACGCTGGTTTCTACTCTGGTCACGGAGGTTGACCCCGTACAAACCGAGCCTATCCTTCATGTAGCTCCCTATTCCTTTTTGCCCGAGGGCATTCAGGGAGGGCTCCACACAGATGGTTCGATCCGTCTTGGAGGTCTTCGGCAC